TTCAGATCGGTCTAGATTACCTTCCGGACTGGTCTGGATTGGTTGTGATGCCTCCAGATTTGATCAGCATGTGAGCAAAGACATGCTTAAATGGGAGCATTCGATCTATCTTGAGCTGTACAAGGATCACCCGGATCTTAGTGAACTGAGGTGGTTATTAAAACAACAGCTCAGTACAAAGGCGACGACGTACACCCTAGATGAAGAAGGTGTACAACATAAGGTTTCTTATCAGGACCAGGGTCAGAGAAGTAGTGGCGACATGAACACTGGCCTAGGGAATTGTATAATAATGTGCGCACTGTTATATGTTTACCTCGTTGAGGTGGCAGGAATTACTAATGTGCGTGTTATCAACAATGGTGACGATGCTGTAATTATCATGACTGGAAATGATTACGCAGACTTTTGTCAGGAGTCTTTTAAAGAGTGGTTCCTAGAGATGGGATTTACCATGACTATGGAGGACCCTGTTTATGAACTTGAGAAAGTTGAGTTCTGTCAGTCACACCCTGTTAAAATACCTAACGGTTGGATTATGGTACCAAACATTGACAATCTCAATAAGTTTGGCGTAGCTCTTGTGGATAAAAGTAAGATTGACGACTGGATTAGGGAAGTTGGCGTTGCTGGCAGGCTTTGGCTTGCAGGAATACCAATCTGGTACCAATACTTTTGTCAGTATCCACATGATGGGAAGGAGTCCTCAAGACCTGCCCTAAATGAGCAAAACGCCTGGTCTTTGTATTGGAATTCCCTGGGCATTGCTGAGCGCTCGTCAGATGTAGCTGATGAGACTCGAGTATCGTTTTACAATGCCTTTGGGATAACACCGTATGAACAGCGAGCAGCAGAAGAAAAACTTAGCACTTCTGTTCCTTGCTATGAAGTTGGTCAATTGAAGAGAGGAGTTTCTTTACCTCTGGACCAACTACGTAGTGCTCGGTTTCTGGACTCTGGTTGGAGTCCTCCATGGGGTCTTGTTGCATAGAGCCCCCAAAATCGGGTTTCCCGTGCCAAGTGGCACCATTTGGCAGGTGCCACAGCCTCCGTTAACGCCTACGGGTTTGTCAGTATTTCTTACTTTAATGAAAGGTGCTGATGACCTTAGGGGGTTGACAGGCGCTATGGCACTTGTCAAATGGTGCAACGTAGTGCCGACAGACTGCACGGGGGCGCCAGTATGAGAACTGGTACATCAAGATGTACAGTCGGACCTGAAGAGGTTGAATCCCATACAAACTAAGCGTTAGCGTGGGTTGTTGCTTATCAAGAGTAGGCAATTAAACAACAAGCGAGGCCAGAATGGCCAAAAATAAAAATAAAAAGAAAAACAAACAAGGAGGCAAGAGGAAGAAGGTTGTCTCTCAGGGTGTGGCCGGTTTTCGTGCCATCACCCAAAATGTGGCGGTTTCGGTATCAACACCCTTTGGTGATAACCCGAGGCAAGCCACACTCCAAAGTGGACTTGACGCCTTCAATCCCTGTTCCGTCCCACTTCCGCGTGCTATTGGTGATTATACGGTTGTACGTACCACACAGATCCTTACATCAAGAGATGCTGTCATGCTATTCGGTCCAATTTACGATGGCAGAGTTGCAGACAAGTTGTGGTCGTCATCGTTTTGCCAAAGCTCTATTGCTGCGGGGACCGCAATCAATGCATCAAGCAATACCAGGCTCACTTCATTTGAAACAATGAATACCACTGACTGGGGTTTTGCTCGTATGGTTCCTGCCGCATTCAGTGTGCAGATCATGAATCCAAA